GGGCGGCTTTCACGTTGTACTGGTAAATGGTGTCGACACCTCCCTTCTGGATGGACAACGTGCCTGACACTGCCAATGTCGTTATGCCATTACGCCATCCTCGCTCGGTTGTCCCGAGTCTGATCACATTCGCCCCGACCGGTATGATCACGCCGGCGTAATCTTCGAACATCTCATTCGTCCACCCTTCCGTCGTGACTGTGAACGTCGTGTTGTCCGTCGCAGTGAGGGTCCCGTTCCGAATAAACGTCCCGATGTCCTCTTGCTTCAGGTCGATACCATCCTCCTCGACAGGCACAAAAGTGACCAACGAAGGGGCGAGGAAGGTACCAGCTGGGGCGTGGGGGTAATAATTCCCATCGGCAGCAATGCGCAGCCGAGGCACGCGATACAAGTACGAGAACCTCAACTCGTCACTCGCCGCCACGTATAGGCCACATGACGCTGTGGAGTCTGGAGCCGTCGTCACACCAAACACGCGCCCATAATTCACGTACGACTCAGGCAAAATCGCGTCGTGCTCCACTATCATGAACTTCATCGGGGACACATAGTTTACCAAGAACGTGAACAAGGAGACATTCCGCCCGGCACAATTGACCAGCGGGACGCCCCTCTGCGAGTTCCTAGCTCCCACTATTCCTGTCCCTACGGATGGTGTCAGGTTTATCCCCGGCGTCACAGCGTCCGGGACGAAAGTCAACGCCGTGTCGCCGCGTGATGCAAAAACCACCGTGACGCCCCCTTTCCAAATTTTGAAAATGCTTGAAAAATAAGCGAAATACGGGTTCTCATTCAACAACGCCGTCACCGAGATGTCAACCACGTCGGTGGGGTTCACGATCGACTTTGTTGATCGTTGCATCAAATCATTCACCGACCGATATTTCCCCCTGTTTTCTGCTGCTGGCGCAATTCCGGGTCCCTGTGGTGCCGCCACAACTTGGGCGGCCACCTCGTCCGACTGATCATTCATTGGCGCGCCCACGAGATCCCCGGCCTGTAG